CTAGAATGTTGCTTCAGAGTGAGCGTAGAAGACATCATTGCGAGGTGAGTATCCCCCCTGATCGTACATATCAGTGATTACGATGCCTTCGGGGTTACTGCCAGAACGGAAAAATGCGAAGTTATTATTGTTATAGCAGCCGAGAACGAAGTTGGTACCGGGCCCATCGTTGTAAATGCTGGCCTCAAAATTACCTCCAACGAATTTCACACCACGGCAGCGATCAAGTCGAACAGCTCCAACGGTCGGACTGTCACCATATATACTGCATCCGCTGAACGTAAAACCGGCAGTTTGTGCGACCATATTTACGTTGTAAAGGCTGTTATGGGCGATAGTCATGCCAACAGCCTGACCATGAGTGGTGTTCGTACCACCTTCAGGAGAGGTAAAGCCCTCCACGTTATCGACCACCATCCCTCCTACCCACTGGACGTTGCCAGCTGAAGTGCGCAGTCCTATCTGGCACCCTGACGCTTTGATGTTAACCCAGGTGGTAAATTCATTCATGAGGTTACTGCTAGTATTGTTGGCGATGTCCTCATGACCTAAGTAACACTTAAAAGCAAAAATGTTTGTCCAAGTGCCCTTATTCCCTCGCGGCGCTTCCCATGTGCCAGTTGTGGGCTGATAGGTTGCCCGCCCCGCAATTCCATAAAATGTGATGTCTGAAACTCTATAGTTCTGGCATCCACTCTCAAGGAATCCAACTTGGCCCTGATCCGTAATCGCTCCCTGACCAATTACCGTTAACCTGCCTTCAACACTCCGGTCATCAACATCTAATGCAGAAAACACAGGAAGATTTGTCGTCGTTGTTACACTCCCTCCACTGCCAATTATTCTTGTTCCAGCTGGAATTTTAATTGTGCCTGAAACTTTATAATATCCAGGCAAGATTACCGTCCGCCCGGTGGCTATAGCGGAATTAATAGCGGCCAGATCATCTGATGTCCCATCAGACTTTGCACCGAACATTTCCGGGGTGGCGAAATATAATGCTTGGTCAAGAGTTCCTGCAGGAGCAATTCCAACTAGTTTTGCCCCTGATGTTTTCTTCAAATCACTGCGCAGCGAACCATCACCGACCGAAATCCAAGCACCTAAACCTACACCTCCCGCGCTTTGCGTCGTGGAGTTAACAAGGACAGTTTTAGGAAGACTTCCATCCCACCGGTAGTATTCTCCAGTGCTTGTGTCACGCAATATTTGATTTGGTAATGTGATGTTTGCACCTGCCTGAAATGAGTCCAGGGTTATGTAGCCATATTGAGATATGGCCTGCTGAGCGAACCATCTAAGTCCTTCAACTGTATAGTGATCATTTCCAAATCGGTCTCGATATTGACGTGCCAATGAGGTAACAAACTCGTCAATTTTGCCTGCATTAAATTTCAGATCGCGCGGTGATTCGCTTGGTACAGCATTATTAGTCGGTTGCGTAGCCATATATTTTCCATGAAAAAAGCCAGCTCTGTGGCTGGCCTGTGTTGGATTGGTTGCTGTCAGGGGTAAATCAGGTCGCTATACTCTGCGAGGGTTAATGCGGTAGTGCCATCGCTATTAGGCTGCTTCTCGCTGATGATCCACTGAGTCGCATTGAGCTCTTCAGTTGTGGCGATGACGTATCTCGATGGAGACTGAACGTCATAGCCGTCGAAGATGTTTAACGTTATGTCAGGAATCGCAGCAGTGAACCCAAACGCGGTATCGGTGCGCGGCGTGGCGGCATATCTGGCAGAACTGTTGCCCAGCGAATCGGTGATGACCACAAACATCGATCCAGCGAAATTGATTCGTTCACTGGTTTCGAACGTATTGCCACTGCGGGAAACGATGTAACCAGCCTGCTGGTTGGTGTCGTAGGTGTCTGGCACCTGAACCATATCGCCTACGTTCACCCACTCTCCATCTGCCAGCGCGATAATTGCCATGCTCATACGCGAATAAAGCAACCGGCGGCATTCCTTCTGAGCACGATAATCAGCCTGGAAAGCGTTGCGGATATACATCATCTCGAACTTCTTAGCTTAGCGGGCTGGCCCAGCACTATCTGGTTGTTAGCTACCCGGTAACGCACAAAGGCCTGCTTATTGGTGTTGGGGTCTCGATACTGAACCTCAACGCCATCGTAATCACCGGGCAGCGTCATTTCATAGCTGAGTGAATATCCTGACTGTACTGTATTGGATCTATTAAAAACCGTCACAGGCCTGTCGCGCTTTTCATCTAGAGTGAATGACAACACGCCGTCGTCCCAGAAAACACTCACACCGGCCGCATCGCATATCGTCTCCATGCGAGAACCCAGTGATACATCCTCATCATCGAATGTGTAGTCGCAGTAACCGAGGCGAACATCTTTTGCATCTAACTTGGCCTGAATCTGGTATAGGCCGTAAATGTCTATGCTGCTTTCAGCCTGTCCGCCAACTATCAGCCAGTTAAACAAGGCGATATCAGAGAATTTTCGAGAGGGACGCAGCGTGTAATCAACTGCTTGTGTCGTAGAGTTATAGCTGATGACATAGCGATTAATCAGCGCGTTATATTTCCTCTCTCTTTCGCTTGTAGCGTTTTCAGTTCCCTTCACCGTCACACGCACAATGCAGTCGTTTTGATAGACCACATTTGATCTGATGTTCACAGAGTGAATGGCCTCGACTGTCAGCTTGTTGCCGGAATTAGAGTTATTCGTGCGGTAAAACGAGACTGCATACCTTCCGGCGCCAGCGGCCGGTGTTAGCTTGTATGTGTTGTAATAAGTTTTTGTGTTGACGTTGTAGGGGTTGTCAACGCTATAGGTGAAAGACTGCTCCGTTCCCGGGATCTGATTATTATCGTCGTCCACCTTCCATATTTTCGTTACCCAATCTGTCGTACCATCGGTTGGCCCAAGCTGGGAAACCATGTGTACCCATAGCTGCGATGATGCCACAGCAGAAAAGTAAGGCCCTGAAACAAGACCTTCATTGTCGTTCAGAATGAACTTCACTAAGTTAATCGTGGCGTTTGCTGGCACGATACCGGCGTCAGCCCCTGACAGCGAGCCAATCACAAACGTGTAGTGATAGATTGGAGCCGTAACCGATCCGTTGTCACTCTGGGTTGCGCTAATCAGCGTGCCGCTGAATGTTGCATCGCGCGTTACCGAACCGCTTCCTGAGTTGTAAGTGACGTTGACAGTAAAAGTTACAGCATGGGGTTTCGGCAAATCGAAGAAGTAAGCAAATGAAGACTGTCTTGTGATCTTAATTCTTGCCTGATTATTGATGAATCCCGCTTCAATCAGGCTTGTTGAGGTAGCAGTTTCAACGACAACACCATCGTTCTCGTTCGCACCCAGAACTTCCTGCCCGTCTATTCCGTCAAAAGCAAATCCGACATTAACCGATCCGATATTCTCGCCAGGCTGGAAAACTGTATAACTTGCGCCGGCAAGTGACGAAAGGTTTGACTCCGAATACCTGATACTGCTTACGTCATATTTTCCAAGGCCGAAGTTCATCCATTCAGTGATGTATTTGTCATTGTTCGAATACTCAAATAACGACTCCTGAATAAGGTCCGGGAATGAGCGAATAAGCCCAAAGCTATCTGGCTTGGCCTCGCCGTTGCGGGCAATGTTCGTTTGCCCTTTCACACTGTTGTTTGGTGAGGTCTTACTGTTTCCAGCCGCGGCGCTGGCGTTTGGCTGCTTGATCAGCCCACTCATTACTTTCTGGGTGAACTTGATGGGGTTGAAGTGCTCCAGAGGGTTAAGCAGCGTTCCTACCAGACCGCCGCTTTTAGGCTGGTCAAATATGATTATCCTGTCGCTATCATTAAGCGCAAAGCCGACCTCATCGTTATCTTGCAGCTCACGACCATTAACGTTCACGCGCATTTCAGCATGCAAGTTTGATTCGCCCAGCCATTCACTCAGTAGTGTCCCCGCAGGAACTTCTACGCGTTTTCTAGGCATTCCCGGAACGCGCTGAATCTCGATCACTTGCATACGAATAAAACTCCACTTTGGTAAATAGCTTCTGGATAGTGCGAATGTGATCAGAACGAACGTGGCCGTTCTCTCCACGGCTATGGAGTGCCATCCCATCAATCACTAACCCAACGTGAACCGGTTGTGCTCCGTAGAAGGCAACAAACATGTCGCCGTCACAAAAGGTTTCACCTTTGCGCCAGTAAACTATCTCGTTAAAAAAGCAGGTGGCAAAATCGCTGTCTGCTTCATATCCAGACACATCATGCAGCTCGATTCCAAGCACGTGGCGGTAATACAGCACAATCAATCCCCAGCAATCGGCACTCTCAAAGCTGCAGGCGCGATTGCGCCAGGGAATCCCCTCAACATTCTCTAGAAATTCATCTTTAAGCATTTTGTAATCCGGGGAATTCTTCGATCGTATAGAGGTGCCCAACGTTGTTATTAACCGGATTCTTCAGGGTCAATGTGCAGGTAACGTCAGTGTCATCCATTGTCCTCCGTCAGCGCGAGCGCACCAACATGCCAATTGATTGTGGTTCTGAGAGTTCGGTGAGCGCGTATACGGCGGCGTCCAGGCGGTCAGGCGATTTCTTCGCTGTCGCTGGCACGTACTCCATGAATTGATTCTCCAATTGATAGAGGCTGCCACGGTGAGCCACGCGGCCCTGCGCATAGAGCGCTGAAATCGGCTCTGCACGGGCAAACTTACCTTTGCTGGCATGAACGCGGATCACGCGCCCGGTGAAGCCGGCATTTGTAAGAGTGTCCTCAGCCATGTCGCCGCCCTGGTTGGTCTCGATAACAATCGCATCAGCATCGTGCTGGTGATACGCCTCAATGGCGCGTGTCGCCCAACCGTTCGGCGAATACTTGCCGCTGTAGTCGTCATCGACCGTGTATTGGCGCTCGTCACCATTGCCATAAACGCTGGCAACTGCGATGCCGGATTCGTCGCTCTCTTCGCTGTTGGTTGCCTGCGGATCAATAGCGGCAACAGTGCGAGTGAGTTCTTGCGTGATCCGCATTTCGTGCGCCGCGTTAATCATCTCCTCATTCCACAGCGCGCCCTCAGCGTTGAAACGCTTCGGATTCTGCATGTACTGCGCCTCGGCGGTGCGCCGGTGGGAGAAGAGTGAAACGCGGTGCGACTCGTTATGCTTGAATGGCCACAGCCAGCCATCAGACAGGCCGTGGTCTATTGGAATAGCGTGAGTGTTGTCAGGGTACTGATCCGCATAGCTGCGGCTGTTATCGATGATTACCGGCAAATTCAGGTGATGCCACATCTCACCGCTGCCGCCTCGCAGCAGGTAGCCACTGAGATCGTAATAGTGGATGCGCTGCATAATCACGATCATCGGCGTCGTTTCGACGGCCAGGCGTGATTTGATTGTTTCGTTGAAGCGGTCGTTAACACCGCCGCGCACGGTTTCGCTGTAAGCATCATCCGGTTTAACCTGGTCATCGATGATCAACGCGCCTTGCCAACCGTCCTCCATGTGGCCAGCACGAAAGCCGGTAACCTGCCCCGCTGCTGACGACGCGTAAACGCCGCCGCCGTGCTCGTTCCACCACATCGCCTTGCTGTCTGCGTCATCGCGCAGATCCATAGGCCACATGCTCTGGAAGGCGGATGACTTGATCATGCCGCGCGCCGTCGATGAGTTGAGCAGCGCCAGGTTGTGCGAATACGACAGGTGCATGAAGCGAGCGCGGCGATTCAACGCTAGGCCGCGCCCCATCATGTTGATGGTTGCGAGTTCGATCTTGGTATAACCAGGAGGAACGTTGATCACCAGGCGTTTAATCTCGCCATCGATGACGCGGTCGAGTGTTTGCTGAATAACCTGGTGGTGCGGCGCCACAATCATCTTGCCGCCGGTGCGCTGCTTGAAGAAGTAACGGGCAAAGTACATCCCGTCCTCTTCACACTCTATCTTGCGCGCGTAATTGCGTTGCTCAACAGTCGTCATCCTGCAGCATCTCCTGTCGGGCTTTTTTGTACTCCTCCCGCGTCAGGGTTGCCACTTCAATTGGGCCACCATCTTTGCCAGTGTGCTCAATCTTCTGACGGTTCGTGTAAGCGTCGCCGCACTCTTTCGCCGCCTGCTCGATTAGCTGCGCGGTGAGCGCGAAGTTCTTCATCCCCTCGCTACGCATCGCCATACGGTCGAGCACGCGCAGCCTGAACGCCTTATTGGCGATCGGGATGTCGGCTAACTCAGTCTGGAAGCGTTCACGCGTGGCGTGGAACATGTCCACCCACTTCTTCGCCAGCTTCTTGCCGCTGGCCTTCGTAGGGTCGTTTTGCTCAACCTGCTGGCGGTTAATCTTGATCCCGAATTCTTTCAGGACAGCGTCAGCAACCTGAGAGGGAGAATCAAAGCAAGCAACAGATTGAACTACAAAGGCTTTTACATCAGGTTTCAGCGCCGCCATAGTTTACCGTCCGTCCTGCTCTGTCCTGAATTAAGCCAGGCGCAACATGCATGTTCCGCACGCCCTGGCTATGTTAATTTTAGCCACCTCAGCCGGTTGGCTGGCAGCGTCGATAAGTTCCTGTACCTCACCGCTGGCGCCGTACCGGCGCACCACGCCAACGAACTCTTCGACATCGTGGCCACGCAGCGTTAAACGCGGCAAACCGTCGCGTGTGAACTCAGGCGCCCCGAACTCATCTACCTTCTGTGCGATGTGGTACATCTCGTGCTCAACCAGCGCGCAGAACTCTGCATCGCTACATTCCGCACAATAATCAGCAGCCAGCGTGATGATGTAATTCGGTACTTCACCGAACCATTCATGCATCTGCTGTTCCATGCGCGCTTTCTGCCAGCCTTCAGCCCGGAATGCTACTTCCTCGGCTTGGCCGAGAACCGTGCGCCCCCTCTTAGAGAACGCCGAAGACGCCCACATCACGCGGATATTCGCGTCAATGAGGTGCGCATGATCGGGGTTATGCAGCTGACCGTCTTGCGAAAGGATTTGCTGGTTTACCCACTCAAGCACCTCAGATGCAGGAATCAGCATGATATGGGGGTGGAACTCTTCCAAGAGGCTGGCGGGCGCTGTAGGCCGCACAATTTCATCGTCGGCCATAACTACTCCAATAAAAAACCGCCCGTAGGCGGTTAGTTAAACAGCGAAAATTTAGCTCATCGCTCCAATAAAGTGACCATCAATCTCTTCTACTTTCATTCGAAGATATGCCCCGTTTAATGTGTCAACACTTCCCTCAGGGCTTCTAATTTTCACATCCTTAAGGTGTAAAAAATTCGTCGGAGCATCACTATCATCTGAAGGAGAATAAACATTCTCCGCTGAGTTTGTAAAATAGGAGGATAATGCTACACCAGCATCTCCAGCCTGTTTCATTCTTTCTACGACGTTTTCATAATATTGCTTACCAGAAATCATCTGTCCGGTGATGAAAGTGCCTTTTGATAACAAAGTTACACCAATTGATGCATCTAGTTTATTAACAATCTTTAGAAGAAAAACTAAATCTGCATCTTTCACTTTATGCACTGTACTTGGCTGAGAGGTGTTTAAATTTGTCATGTGAACTTCCTTATTTACAAAAGAGTACACACATTAACTTTAGGATTTATCCAAGTGAAGAATTTTATTTTTGAACTTCGCAACGCTTCACAGCTTGGCTAACCGTTATCCCTGTCGGTGAATCTTATTGGGTAGCTCGATAAAACGCTTGCCATCTGTACGTGTTAAGGCGAAGTGTTCTCAGGCATTCAGCATTATCAATATCAGACTGCAGATCGTTATCGCTGTCACTGCCTGCATGGCTTAGCTTGCAAGGTGGCGTCATCAAATCCTTCGATATTGTTGGCAGCGTCGATGGTACGCTGGCGCATGCTGACAGCATCATCATCAAACCGGCACACAGTGCGATTCGGATCCTGAACATATTCCACCACGTCACGGTAAATGGTTTGGTAGATGACCTTGCCTTTGGCATTGGCGGTTGCGGCCTTCGATTCAGTCGGTGCCAGCTTTAACGTGGCTGTCAGTTTTACTGCTGGTGATAGCATTCGCTCTCATCGGCAGAGCACTTTGGCTATGGCGTCAGCAAGGCTGGCGCAACGCTCGTCAGCACATTGTGATGTTAATTGTGCTGGCAGCGGCAGTAGAAATGGTCAATGTCATTCGGGTGCTACGCGGCGCATGATGGCCGCGTAAACCCA